CGCTGCTTCCGTACACTGTGTGCAACGGCCCCCAGTGGTCTGCGGATGAAATCACTAGCAGAGGGCACGAAACATGGTGCGCTCGTTGACGCGGTCCATCAGGCCCGCGAGGCGGCCGTAATGCTGAAGGCAATGAGCCAATGAGGGTACAGTGGAGCAAAAGCTACAGTGGACTGGATTTCCAAAATATCGGGATGCAAAGAAACAATTTGAACGGAGGTACGCAGCGGACTGCTTGAGTCACGCACAAGGCAACGTTTCGGAAGCGGCCCGAATATCGGGCAAGGACCGACGCGACTTCTACGATCTGCTTCGGCGGACGGGGATACAACCAGGAGATTTCAGGAGATGATGCGATTTGTTGGAGTTCTATCTACCGCAGCTTTGATATTCATGTTAGGTTGCGGGACCGGCGCATATTTCGTCGGTAATTACGCGTACATCCAGGGGGCCAAGGCGGCCTTTACTCGATGTCTAAATATGTCGGGGAGCAACGTTGAAGCAGAATCCTACTACCCGGAGATCCCCAGCCGACGAATTCGATGCGGAGCGTCCGTGTTACTTTCTCATGGGCTGGATCAAAAGTGATCTAGCAGAGGCTGGAGGCTATTGGAGCCTAGTCTGCGAAGAACGGCTCACATACGGTGAGTGCTGTAAAGTATACGAGCTGGGCCTAGCGCCCTACGATAAATTTATGACTGTGTCAAAGGCAGAATTCGAAACGCTAGGCATCCCGGGTGATCGGGCGGCATCGATCTACTTTGATTTGGAACGTCAACGAGAAGTCAGTCTCCGCGGAAACAGCGGAAAACGGGAGAAGAAGCAAGATGAGTAAGACAACGTACACGGACCTCGGCAAGGTTGGTATCGAGCGCGCGAGCGCCAAAGCCGTTCTGATCACACGCGGCGACAAGGAGCATTGGATCCCGCTCTCCGTTCTCGAGCCGGACACGGCCACGCGGGTGATCGCCAAAGCCACAAGCCTCGACCACTGCGAAGTCGCAGACTGGTTCGTCGAGAAGGAAGAGATCGCGGTATGAGCGCCGACTGGCCCCAGCGATGGATGGACATGGCCATGCACGTATCGAAGTGGTCTAAGGATTCGTCTTCGAAGGTCGGAGTCGTCATCGTGGGCAACAACAACAGGCTGCTCTCGATTGGCTACAACGGGTTGCCCAGAGGCTGCAACGATCGCGTCGCCACGAACCCGGAGCGACACGAGAGCGGGAACCCGGAGAAGTACATGTGGTACGAGCACGCGGAGCGGAACGCGATTTACAACGCGGCTGCTGAAGGCATTGCTCTTCGAGGATCCACCATGTTCGCACCTAACGCGGCTTGCTGCGACTGCGCACGAGCTGTGGTTCAGAGCGGCATCAGCAGGTTCATCTACTACAACGACGGCCCGTTCTTCGAGCGCCAGGATTGGGTCGATAGGCTTAACACGGCCCTTGTCATCTTCTCCGAAAGCGGAGTGGCCGCGATCGGAATTGCCGGATACCCGAGACTAGGATTGAGGTTGACATGAGATCCAACACAGGCGAAGGCCGATACCTCGAACTGCTCCGCGACGTCATGCTGAACGGTGTAACGAGCGACAATCGAACTGACACGCCAACGCGCAAGGTATTCGGTCGCTTCTGGAGCTGCGATGACGTAATCGAGGACTTCCCACTGCTGACGACGAAGCGAGTTCACTTCAAGAGCGTCGTGGCGGAGCTGATCTGGTTCCTCAGCGGATCGACGAACAACAACGACCTGAACTACCTGGGCTGTACAATCTGGGACGAATGGGCCAACGACATCGGGGAGCTGGGCCCAATCTACGGTCGGCAGTGGCGCTACTGGAGAGATCGGCACACGGTCGGCGAGGAAGACGTCACCGACTACCACGACCAGATCGAGATGATGCTTTATCTCCTGGCAAACGAGCCCGACAGCCGGCGCATGCTGGTCTCGGCCTGGAACGTCGCCGATCTTCCGGACATGGCTCTTTTGCCTTGCCACTACGCGTTCCAGCTTCAGGTGACTAACGGCGAGCTGAACATGATGGTGAACATGCGATCGATCGACATCTTCCTTGGGTTGCCGTTCAACATTGCCAGCTACGCGCTGCTCCTGAGGATGTTCGCCCACGTCACGGGATACCGCGCGAAGCGGCTGTGCTTCAGCCTGGGCGATCTTCACATCTACGAGAACCACATGGAGCAGGGTCGCATTCAACTCACACGCGGCCAGCTGGACGCACCCCGGGTAGGTCTCGCGGACTCAATCGGATCGATTTTCGACTTCCGGCCAGAGCACGTCGAACTTCGGTCGTATAACCCACATGCTGGGTTGAAGGGGAAGGTGGCGGTCTAAGCAAAAGGGGATTCGGATTTTCAGATTTTTTTGAAAAAAGAGCGACCCAATTTCAGAACGGCCGACATTTTTCTGACGGCCCCAGGAGACAGGATGATCGGCATCAACCAAGCCATCAGCGACATGCTCGAAGCGGTTGAGCGCAACGTCAAGCGTCTGGACAAGATCCGGCAGGCCGGCGGCGCCCTCGGGAGAGGTGCGTTCGGAATGCGTACGGACCTCCTTCACACTGCCGCAAATCTGCGTGGTGCCATGGGGGACATCGACAAGCCCGACCACGTCTGCCCGCTCTGCGCTCAGCCGAAATATCAGGTTGAGCTAATAAAATTGATCAAAGGGCTCAAGTCCTGCGAGGTTTGGGCCGATGATGGTCAGAGCTGGACGATCGATGTGGCTGCCTTCGAGGGCAACCCGGATGCGGTCTGCGGGGCGATGATCGACATCATTCGGGGTGAGTACATCATACCCGTGAAGGAGAAAAGCTGATGCCCCTAGTAATCCTTGAAGGCGGCGAGCAGCTCTTCTGCCACCCGCTGGCGCGATGCGAGGGCCACGCGTGTTGTGTCCATAACCCCAGCGACCACCATATGCGGGGTTGGCGGCAGCACTGGCGTGACGATGCCCAGAAGATGGAGCGGCTGTGTCCGCACGGGATCGGGCACCCGGACCCGGACGATTTGGCGTACCAAGAGCAGGTTTGCCACGCGAACGTTGCTCTCGCTCGCATCCATGGATGCGATGGATGCTGCTCAGAGAAGGCCAGCAAATGAAAGTTCGAGTCGAGCGCCTAGAGCACAGAGAGAGCACAGTGGTCATGTTCGAGTTCACGGATCATGAAATCCGTCGGGCGGAGACGCTCACCAGCCTGGGTGGCAGGCTGCGACCCCCACGTATTGACTTTAGGCGGGTGTTCTCCAATCCGTGCCCGCGGGACTGGATTCAGTACGTGTCCTGGTTGACTAGTGAGGTCGACTAACATTTTGACTTCGAATAATAAATTTATTTGAAAAAAGAGAAGACTGATTTCAATTGCCGTCACCTTTTCCTGAAGCGGGGCACACACAGCCATGACGAAATTCAAACGGGTACTTTCACCACTGCTTCATGCGACATCGTACGTCGGGCTGCCTCACAGAGGGAAGCCTTGCCGGGAAGATGGCAAGCTCTGGCTCTGGGCCCCGGACTACGGATATTCTTTCTGCGTCGAAGAGATCGACGACGTCTTCAAGCCCCTGCCTGCTGGTCAGTGCGTTCGGCTTGAGGTTGGTGCCGTGCCGTTTATCAACTCGGTCCCCTACCGGGTGAACGACGCGTGCGGGATCTCCAAGCTGGCTGATCAGATGCTGTTAGCCGCCTTCGGAGCTACGGATTTCGCGCACCTGGAAACAATCATCGGCGAAGAGTTTTTCGATCGCTTCTGCGTGACGATCCCCGACTTCGAAAACGGGTATCCGGAAGAGGTGGCCATTCACTATCGGGTGGTGTTGGTATGAAGAAGTGCTGCTTCGAGCGACAAAGGCGCGGCCCCATCAATCACTTCGTCGAGTGTGGGGATGCCTGCACGAAATGTCTCCTCGCATACTATACGGACCTGCTGATTCTGGAACTGAAAGACAACAAACCGGTCAAAGCGTTCGAGCGCGCTCAAGATGTGCGCCGACAGATAAGGGAACTCCCAAGTGAAGCTTGAACTCATCGAAGAAGTTCCGCGCGTCGCAGGCCGCCGCTTCAGGAACAAGACCCTGGAGACTGAGATACGCTGGGACGGCCTGAGCGCGCTGCCCCCGACCGTGTTCGACACGTTCCGCATCTCCTACCGGACCAACGTCTACCGTGGTCCAGACGGCGAGCTGTGGAGCTATGACGAACTGCTTCAGCATCACGTCGACAACGATGTCAGGTTTCCCGGGACGTCCCACTTCAGCGAAGCGGTGGACTTCGAATTCTGGTACGACTGGGGATCCGACGGGCACGTCGAGTGGGAATATCAGGGGACGTGGCGCTTCTTCATGCACCCGGAGACCGAAGAGGAAGAGCGCGAGTGGCAGTGGGTGAACGAGACCAGCGGCGACGATATTCAGAACCTCCTGGCCGAGTACCTTTACCAGATCAACCGAGACAAATGGGAGAAGAATCGTGCCGAATAACAAGATCATAGATCCAGGTCGACCCTCACTGGCCTCGCGCCTGAACGCGCAGATCAGGGATGGAACGGCCGGCAACAAAAAGACCAACAAGGCCGAGGTCCGCCTCTTCAAGCAGCGAATTCGAGACGGCCTCGATGATGACGCGGCCCGCAAAGATACGAAGATCTCTGCACGGATGGCCCAGGACATCAAAGCCGGTCGCACTTGGCCGATGGTGATCCTTCTCGTCCTGGCTGTCTGCACGATGGGGAACTCCTGCGACAGCGGTGGTGATGGTGGCGGCGATCGGCCCTACTGCGAGTACTTGGCTCGCCCACTCTGCCGCGACGTCACCACGACCTACCCTTGCCTGTGTCTCTACGGACTTGAGGCAGTGACGTCAGAGGCTGATGAGCGCGAGTTGTACAACGTCACCCCCACACCCGGGTATATCTTCGAGGGAGGGCCCGAGGGAGGGCAGTCCGGCGATGTGTTCTGATGGAACAGGAACTTTTCGAAGGGACGTTTTCCAAGCTAAAGGTGTCCGTTCACAGGTACTTCTCCGGACAGGATTTGGATACGCGAAGGGACATAATTCAGGAAAGCCTGCTTCAGGCCGTTCGCCGTGGGCTCATTGACAAACCACTGACCTGGAGATCAGCGCGTTCGCTATCGATTGACGCGTATCGAACGGTGAGTGGACCTGCGCAGGGCTCGTTCTTCCGACACGTCCCGTTCAGCACCTGGAACGATGTGCTTTCGCTCGCTGATCCACCCAACCAGCTAACAGACATAGAGGTCAAGGATAAAATGCTGAGCGCCGAAGAGCAGGTATTCCAGGACATGCTATGGGCGGAGGAAGGCCGAGGAGTCGATCTGGCGCGGGAGCGGGACACTCGAGCCGCCCTGGACTCGATGCCCTTGTCCCTCGGGGACTATCTGAGGCTGCTCGAATGTCCGTGCTAATATTCGGCCATGGACGCAGCCCTTGGATGGATCGGCGATTTAATCAGATATTTCGCCCGCTTGGTGCCCCGGCTCCAGCTGGTGCGCATAACAGAGCGGGCGATCAAGTTTCGCCGCGCGAAGGCGATAGAGATCGGCCCTGGGCTACACTGGTGGTGGCCGGTGACGACCGAGGTGGACGTCTACCCGGTCGTCCGGCAAGTCGTCAGCCTTGAGCAGCAGATGATTCAGACGCACGAGGGCAAGACCATCGTCGTCGATGGCGTGATTGTGTACACGGTCGATGATCTGTACACGTTTTGCGTAGAGAATCACGATGCGGAGGAGAACATGGCGCAGCTGGCACAAGCAGGCATGCGTAAGGCAGTGCTCTCGACCTCGATGGAGGAGATCGGAAGCGGTCGAGCGAAGTTCGACAACCGGCTGACGGCGGAAGCACAGAAAAGTTTGCAAGGATTTGGGGTTGCGATCGAATCAATGCGACTCCAAAGCTGCGCCGAGGGCACTGTACATATACATGCGGGCACGGCCGTCAGCATTGGGGTCTCTTCCAGTGGCGAGTAAGTGGTATCAGAACAAGTGGCAGATTCGACGCCTTCAGGACGAGCAGGCGGAGAAACCAACTGACACCCCCGGGTACGCTATCGCGACTATGGTTCAAGCGACGTCGGTAGAACAGCTGATCGAGAACCAGCGCTTGATGTACGACGTGTGGACGCGTAACGTTAAATTCCACAAGCCACGGAATCAGGCACCGGAACCGATCGAAGAGACAGACGCGTATGTCGTGTACGCCCAACAGATGGCCTACCAAGGTAAGGAGATATGGAAATGACTGAACGCAAATGTCCCGGACTCGGCCTGCTTCTCGTCGCCGTAAGCGCTGCTGTCTTTTGGGGCGGCACTGCCGGCTGCGTTTGGTACGCCTACGCGAGGCATCAAGAAACGACTGCCATCCATGGCGCCTGCGAAGAGCTGATCGCGCATGGCTGGGAGATCTCAGCCCCCGACTGCGTGACGAGCCTTCGCCCGTGAGACCGTCGAGCAATTTCACCATCCTGGGCTGGGTTCTTTTTGTGGTGATGGTGCTCTACGTTGCCCTGATCACGATCCCCAGCGCCAGGGCCGATGAGCCGACCCCGCGTGCGAAGTTGATTCTCGAGATACGAGACGAAAAGCTTAGAATATTTGAATACGAAACATCCCGGCTGCTCTGCCACGTATCCATCGTTGACGTCAAGATGATAGGTTCGCAGGTGTCCGTGACGTGTGTGAGAAAAGATGAACACAGACATACCAAGCCCATTCGAGTCAGACCCCCGCTACGCTGAACAACGCGTCAAGCTGAAATCAGAGCGCGACGAACTCCTGGCCCAGCTGTTTGGGCTCAGGGAGCTGCGTCGAAATATAGAAGGAACAAAGTGATGGCAACTGCACCGATCAACGTGAAGATAGTTATTGACCGTAGCCACTTGGACGAGGTATTGGTGGATCTAGAGCGAGCACTCGCGATGAAGCAGGAGCTGACGGTCGACCTGAGGTCGGAGGTTGCTGAGCTGAAGGCCCAGCTCGAGTCCACGGAGAAGGCCTATGATAAGGCGCTCCAGGACAACCTGCGCCTCGCTGACACCTTGAGAGTGGAACAGGTCGGGCCGTACGCGGCTCGGGTGGAGCGGATGCAGGACCAGAGACAGAAGTTTCATGTTGATACGAGTTCTATCTGCAGCAGCACCGACTATGAGGGAGTCTACAAGAAGATGCGGGAGCAGGAGGCGCGCGTCCCGGAAATCAAGCCAACACACCCGAGTCTTGATCTCATGTCCACTGAAGCGTACGAGGAGATTCTCTCCCTCAACGTTCCTTCCCGGCCGGAGATGGGGGGTGCCCCTGTCATCGATGACAGTGACTTCACGCACGAAGCGGCAACGTTTGAGGAGGCTCTTCACTGGTTCCAGGCCTTCGGTCCACAGGAGGCTGACCCCGCCTGCGCTCCTGGGAGCATGCCGCAAGTGATCTCTGGGCTCCGTCGAATAAACCAGGACGTCAACCGCCGTCATCGTGAGGCCCAAGGCGATCGCGCGAAGATGAAGGACACGCTCCAGAGATCGCAGAACGCGAACCGCAAATACAAAGCGCGTCTAGCGCAACAGAAACCTCAGTTGGAGGCGCTCCAGGAACTGGCCAATGCGGCCTTTCCTTTGTACGAGGCGCTCAACGAGGGTATGCCATTTCTCGGCTTCCCTGAAAAACTGGTGAAGCTGTGTGAAGACTTCCATAACAAATTCAACGAAGCAGCGGAGGCACTAAGTCATGAGTAAACACGATCGAGTAGAATTAGTAGGCGGAATCTTTGGTTTGACGTTCGTCATCCTTTTCTTTGGCAAAGTTCTTGCGCTTGGCCAGTTCGGGACGTGGTCCTGGTGGTGGATCACCTCACCACTCTGGGCCCCGCCCACTGCCCGCATGGGTGTCGGTTTCGCTGTTAGCATCGTCCGCGGCCTCTTCCGATCGACCATGCAGCTGTTCAAGTGAGCTTCGACGAGGAACCGCTCGATCCACACGGCGAGTGCCGCGACGAGATCAGGCGGCTGGAGGCCAAGCTGCGCGCCTGCGCGCCACTTGGCAGTTGGATGTCGGCCGCGCTCGACGATCCGAAGGTCTGTGACGAGATGAAAGTCTTGATCAACCCATTCCTGTCGGCGATCGAGCCGTACATGGAGGACTGCACTGCAGATCAACTAAGCGATACGTTCGCACGGCTGGCCGGACGCACAGGCGTCATAGAGGGGACGATACAAACGTACAGGGACTTCAGGGGGAGGGACGGGCTCGGCGATGACTGACCTGCTACCCTCCCAGGCATGTCCAATCGCAGTGTTCAGCTTAGAGGCCCCGACAACAACACACCCGCGGCAGTTGACAGCTTCTCGGGTCATCTAGTCGTGATGGACAGCGTCCACGCGCAAACTCATGCCGGCCGCCTATTCGGGACTGGGGTGTTTGATGTCGCGCTGGCGGATGCTGCTAGCCTGGACCTGCTGATCATCACCGCGGCGAGTGGTGTAAATCACCTTCGGGCGGACATCGTTGCTGAAGGAAACTCAGTCGGGTTTTTGTATGAAGGAACAACGGTCACCGCAAACGGCACCCCTATCGTTCCAGTAAACAGGAACAGGCTCAGCGCCAACGTCGCCTCAGCTCAGTTTTTCACGGCCCCTTCACTCCAGACGCTAGGTACAGAACTCGGGCGTGGCTATCTCGTTGGGGGAGACAAAAGCAAGACAGTCGGAGACGACTCCTCAACTTTTTCGGAATGGCTGCTTGCCCCTAGCACAACGTATATGATCCGCCTCACCAATATTTCAGCCGGTCCTGAGATTGCTTCTCTCAACGTTATATTCTACGACACGTCCATCGCCTAGTTAACCACGCTCTCGTCAGCGCCGGCGAGATCGAGCGACGCGTGTTGGGCTTCGCAAAGGGCCCGGTACACGGGCTCGAGAAGCGGCGTTCCCGACATCACCAGCGACATCAGCATTGCATGTGAGTGGCCCAGGGAGACGGCTTCCATGTCCCCGGGTATGTGCAGGTGGAGTGAGCCGTCAGCTTTCGCGACGATCGCGGCGTCGCCTTCCTCTAATGAGATCTGGCTCTCCTCGCTCCATCTCCGACCCGTCACCTGTGTGTAATCCTGATTCTTCAATTTCTCTATCCACGGCCTGACCATCTCGATGGTAGCCTTTACGCCCGTGCCGGCCTCCCCTGGGCATGTCCCGGAAGGCGTCACGCGCAAACTTTCGAATTCCTTTTATCGTATCTTTCGTCGCCATCCTGCCACCGCTAGGGCCAGTACCCCCATCGCCAGCATAACAAGGAGGCCGGGTTCGGGTACAGACCACATCCTGGCCTGAGGCATTGGAACCTCGTTGCTAGCGGGGGAGACCCTCGTCTCGAGAAGAATTGCCTGCTCCTCCGGGGTCATGTTGACGCTGGCCCAGATGTCGGCCGATTGTTCCCGACGCAGCGTCACATGCATGTGCGCGTTGGTCATCGTCTCGCCTTCGCGGAAGGTTCCGAAGCGCCCACGGAGCAGGCCTCCCCCGATGTCCTGGATGTCAGTGACATTCGAGCAGGACAGTTCATCGACGTTCACGCGAAAACTTTCGTAGCAAAGCTGGTAGCTGATCAACGGAAATTCCGGATCCACCACGCGTCCGTCGTCACGAAAGTCTACCTGGAACTGTTCACTGACGACGTTTGTGTCAGGATACGTCTGCCCTTCGTATTCAAACGGCATAACTATTGCCTCACACACGCACCGGTGAAGTCGAAGTAAGCCGTCGCGCTACCGCCCACGGTTACGTCGTTTGTGTCCCGGGTTTGTGACCCACGTTGGTGGTACCCGGCGCGACCCTCTTCGTAGTCACCGTTGCTCTCAGAGCCGAACACGCCTAGCTCGATCCCTGATAGGCAGGGCTTTTGGCTGGTAGCGCAGCCAACAGCAAGCAGCATAGACAAAAATAGACAAACACGCATCAGAAAATCTCCTCGTTTGGCATGGGCATTTCGATCTCTACCTCATCCGGGGCATCGATCCAATCACCCTGTTTATATACTTTCATCCATTGCTCGCGGCAAACGTCCAGGTTGGAGAACTGGTAGACCCGACGACGCCCCTGGGAGACCGACGACAGCCCGAGTTTCGGGGCGGCGACCTTCGAAAGAAAGCGTCCGAGATGAACGTTGTTTCTTGGAGAGCGGTGACTATTTCGCTTCGTGTACTCCAGGTAATCGTCAAAGAGAGTCTGGGTCAGCATGAGTTGTGGCCACGGAACGCTACTCGGATCTTCGTTGAGCATCTGACCGCTGCACAGTTTCGTGTACCACCACTCCTCTTCGAGGTTGTAGCTCTGGAGCTGCTGCTCTTGTAGCGCCTTGGTGGTCGGCACAGTTCGCACGTTGAAGCCTGTCAGATCGTGGTTTAACAGGGAATACAGAAACCCCTCCCGTCCACCGTTGTCCATCTGCTTCTGGATCGCACCGAAATACGCGATGTCCTGCTTGTGATCCTCGCTGACGTCAAGCACCAGGAAGCGACGCTCGCTCCGGCTGTGGGCGGGAACGACCCAGTCATGGTTCGACGCCATCATCAGGTGGATGCAGTTAGTCGCGGCTTCGATGTCGATACCTTTCGACTCAACTGCCATAACGTCCTCAGTCACGATCATCTTCAGCGCGCCTTCGTGCTTCTTGTCGCCAGCGTAGAAAGCCTCGTCCGCGAACAGGAAGACGCAGTCACGGAGATGGGCGTTGAAGTTCCCGACCAACTGGCTGGAGTGGCCGACCTGTAGATAGTGTCTGCCCAAAAGGGCGCCTAGCTGCTTCGCGACGAATGACTTTCCCGTGCCCTGTTCACCACGCAGAACAACCGCCGTCTGTCCGGGTTCACCGGGTCGCTGGATCATGCGAGCCATCCACCCCAGTAGGTAGCTGAAGAGCCTGTCATTGCCCCGGCAGACGTTCTCTCGGATGTGCTCCTGGAGCTTGTCCCACTTCCCTGGGCGGGCTTCACATGCGAATCCTCGCCAGAGATTATACGCGTCCGGAACTTCTTTGTTTGGCACAAAAACAACCCTCTTAAATTGACGACGTTCAACGTTCTTCAACCACCAGTCACCGAGTGGCATGTACTTTGGATTTCCATCCTTATCGGCTCCGACTTCAACGGATCGATTCATGTGGGCGTTCCTGAAATCTCCGAAGCTGAGGTTCGTGAGACGCGAGCGCTGCAAGATCGGATCCGTGATCTCCTCTACCACGCGGCACTTGCCGCCGTAATTTTCGATCACCGCATAGCGGTCATTCATTTCGGCCAGCTTAGGGTCAATGGCGAATTCCTTCGCCTTCCCGATTTGTCGCTTGGCATAACTCTCGACGTTGACGCCCTTGTCGAGCACAGAATCGCTGATGCCGAAGTCGGGGTCCGTGATCAGCGAATAGATGACCTCGTCGGGCACGCTGCAGCGCACGAGATTACAGACACAGTCGAACAGCCAGCTCGATCGTGAATCATCATCCTTCGGCGGCTCGTCGGGGTGACGGCCCTGGACGACGATGACCTTGACCCGATCAGGTACGTTCCATTCGTCCAGTTCCTCCATCGTGCCGATGCGGGGAACGTTTCCACTGACATCGACGGTCTGCGTGGAGGTGCCAAACATCTCACCGCTTTGCGTCGGAGCGGCTGGCGTGAAGTCAGAGAGCGGGTAGACGCGGGAGTGATCGAAAACTTTTAGGGTGGCCGTCTCTTCCGAGCGCCCCTTCTTTCGCTTCTTCACGTCTGGAATGTTGACTGTCCCAGGCAGACGCATGATGCGATCGACGTTATGGCAATCGTCAGCACCGAACAGCAGTTCGAGCTGCAGGTTCCAACGCTTGGCCGTCTCCGCGAGCGCGATGTCGCCATTGATCTCGTATTCTTCGTCAAGTCGCCAGAACCCTTGGTAGCCGCCGCCGGAGAAGATGATCACTGTGGGTTTCGGGACACCGGCTGGCGGACTCGTCAGTTGGGCATACGCTCGCTCGCGTTCGTCGTCTAGGTTCTTTCCTTCACGGGGATCAACATCGACGTGTAACCACTTCATACCGCGCATCTCGGTGCGGCCCGCCTTCTTTGTCATTGGGCCGATGGTCGGATTGACGTGGAAGTAGATGTTACGAGTGCCGTTGTATAGGTCGAGCCATTCCGCGCATTCGACGTCGGTTTCTGAATCAAATGTGGCCGTTGTGATCGATTTTCGATCAACAGCAATAGCGGTCAGAACCCAGAGCCCTTGTGGCTCCCACTGTTTCAGGAATGCAATCGACGCGGGTGTGTCTGTCATCTTCTCAACGTTTCGTCCAGATCGGCGGTGGCAACGCGCCCGTATGAATGCAGTATTGCGCAGTCGACGAGTCTATCACGCGGAACGCGGCCGACAAGCTCCCATGCGGTCAGTCCATCGAACAACAGGTTCTCGACCGTGCCGCGGGAACCCACACGTAGCAGCAGCCATGCACCCCCGCCTGCATTCCACCGACGGCGGAGGAAATTGCGCTGCTGTTGCGTGAAGTGATCGATCACGACTGTCGTGTCAGCCTGCTTCGGCCAGCGAGGGAGATATTTCAGCTCGAGCCAGCCTCGTAGGCATTCCACATCGGGACAGCCTGGGTTGGCCGGGTTCTCGACAGCCTGCGGATCGGAGCGCATCCGCTTCAGCGCTTTGATGACTTGAGATCGGTAGGTGTATTCACTCACATCGATTCTCCCCAGCTTGGTCCCATCTCAACGTCCACCTTCGAAGGAACGGTGAGCTGTGGAATGCAGTGTTCCATGATCTCGGCAGCATCCTGGGCATCCCCCGCACCATGAAAACTACCCGTCAGTTCATCGTGGACCTGGAGCTGCATAAAGTGACCCGCATTATGAACATCGACGAGCGCTTTCTTCGTCTGATCCGCCGCCGACCCCTGCACGATGCGATTCAGCGCTTTCTGTGTCCAGTCGTACTTGCCACTCGCGCCAACAGGGAAATGGCAGTGTCGGCCCAGGATGGTCTTGACGTAGCCGCGCTCTTCGGCTTTCGTCTGCGCGAGCTTCGCCAGCTCACGGATGAAGGGAAGCTTCTCATCGAACGTCGCGAGCAGCGCACGGCCTTCTTCACCCGCGCCTTCCATCATGCGACCGCCGGTCTCGTTCGCGTACGCTGCCGCATCGGTGCGGTTCATGTAATCGAAGTACCTCGTATCGTCCCACTTCCGCCCGTACACCACCCACGCAGTAGACAGACCTAGCTTGCGGCACAGCTTCGCTCCGCCCAGGCCGTAGATCTTGCCAAGAAAGATTTCCTTTGCGGCCTTGCGCTTGATGCCAGCCATCTTCGCGACCATGTCATGGTTGTCGGTGGCCCGGTTCGTTCGATACTGATGGCAGGCAGCGACGGCTGCTAGGTGAGCTTCCCTGGAGATGCCCGTGCCCTTGTGGGGTCTTCCGATCGGGGTGTTCTCCGCGTAGTGCATCATCGTGCGCGGTTCCTGCTGCGAATAGTCGAGCGAGCCCCACGTCATCCCGGGCTCAGGTATGTAGATCGCGCGCCACATCTTCGCGAACTCATCGCGGGACGGTTGCTGTTGTAGGTTGGGCTTCTCGCTGGACAAGCGACCATACCGAGCGCCGGACCCATCATCCGCTGCCGCCTCACTCTCCGAGTCGTTCTTGCGCAGCTGGTTGAACGTCGAGTGGATGCGGCCGTTCACCATGTGCTCGCGAACCGAAGCGGCGAAAGTGGTCCGCAGCTTGTTCGTCTTGCGCGCCCACAGAATGCGTTCAGCAACCGGGTGGTCGATCGCCGCCAGGACTTCCTTGTCGATGTTCGGTTGGCCCTTCGCGGTCTTCCCTGGCGTGATCCCGATCGCTTGTAGCGCAGGAGCTACAGCGCTCGCAGCCATGATCCCTTTGCCAAGCCCGATGCGGACGCCGGTCAGCCGGTGAATCTCATCCAGGGCAGCAGCTTCTTCCCCACGGGACCATGCCTCAACCTGAGCCAGCCGATCCTGATCGATTAGGACACCACGCCGGCGCAGTAGCGTCAGGACGGGCTGTACGGAGCACTCGAGGTTGAAGATGTCCCAGAGACCCGCCTCTTCGATTCGCTTCTCCTGGAGCCGTAGGAGCGCCAGAGGCTCGTCCACATCGCCAAGGCCATACGGGCCCACGAATCTCGCTGGAAGCTTCCAGAGGCCCGCCTTCGGATCGACACCAAAGTGGTCGGCCGCGTCCTTGAGCAGGCTCTCGTTCTTCCCTTCGCGACCGTAGCGGGCGGAGATGGCTTCGAGCCCATAGTTGAACTGCAGCTCGTCCAGCAGGGGCTCTGCCACCCCGATATCTCTCCAGGTGCAAGCGCCCCCGATGAAATCCGCGCCCTCCTGGGCCATCCAGTCGCCGTCATAGCCCAGGTTGCAGCCGACGAGCTGCCCCTTGAACGAGCGCGCCTGGGCTGCCAGATACGCCAGCGCCGCGTCAGGATTCTCGACGTTGTCGCCGCCCTGATGGCGCAGCGGAACGTAGAACCCAGGCCCGCCTTCGATGCGGAAGCTGTAGCCAACGAGCATCGTGTCCGCGCGGCGCGCGCCGCAGCCCATCTTCTTGAGGTCAGGGTCTTTCGTCTCGACGTCGATCGCGACGCGAGCGGTGGAACTGACTGGCCAATTGGGCAGCTCGCCGAGGCGAGGCGGACGCCAATCAGACTCCGGCGTGAACATCGGGATCTGAGTTTCGGCACCCTTGGTCTGGTCGGAGTGCTTACGACCCTTGGGCTTCGCCACGAGCGGCCTCGGTCAACGATGTTACCAGGAGGACGGCGTGATTGAGCTGGTTGGCGTTCCACTTATTCGCCAGGATGGAGATGAGAATCTTTTCTCGGAAGTCGGTGATCTCGTTCGCGGTGAAGTAGTCGTTAAGCGCCCTCGGTCCGACTCCGCCCGTCGGCACGTAGCCGTTGTGCTGCTCTTCCTCGATCTTCATAAGGAAGTGAGCGATCTTTTCGAGATCCTGGATGCCGCCCTTGTCCCGCCAACGCGTGGCGTACTTGATTGCGCATCCTTCGAGGAAGCCGATTCCGTTTCGGGAGATGAGATCCCAGGGCTGGAGATCCCGGTTCTTGTAGTGGTCGCCACCGACCTGAATTGCGTTCGCGCTCATGCTGCCTCCGGTTTCCCGTCGATCGGGGGTTCTAGATCCAAGACTTCGTCGCCCTCCATGCTCACATGCTGGTAGGTTCCCGTCCAGTACGCAGCGTAAAGCTGCCTGTGCTTCCAGGAGAGTTGAGACAGATGAAACAAGTCCTTCGCCTCGACGACATATTCTTTGTATTCGTCATCACCATACGTCCACGCGTAGAACCAGTTGTGCCCCTCCAGCTTCTCCCAGTATTCCTCGATGCTAAGACGGAGCATCCGGGGCTTCGATCATCGCCTTCGTGATTTTGAACCCTGGAATTTCCTCCCCAAGTAGGTACGAAGCAACCACGGTCCCGCCTTCTTCGCTTATGCTGGTTACCAGGAGCAGGAGCACTCCGTTCGGCAGTAGCTGAAGCGCATGGCTGCAGCGGCCGAATTCCTCGTTGTCGCCGATAGTTCGGATAACCGTGAGACCCGCAACGATCTCAGGTGGTGTGATCATGCCTTGAGCAGCAGGTCGCTGGGCCTGCTGTTGTGCAACCCTTTTGTTTTTTGTGGTCATCAGTTTTCCTTGTTATGTGCCAGCAGCCGCTCGAGATCTTCGTGCGACGGCATCGGCCGTTCTTTCCAGGGCCACGTCAAGGGCGTCCAGCCCAGGAGCGTGAGCCCTATGAAGTATACAAAGGGCACGAAGGCGGTACCTACGAAGTAGAGGGCTCCGCGAACTTTTTTGCCATCAAAGAGCAGCGCCAACGACCTGTGCTGGAACCGCTTGTCCATGCAGACGGCCAGCTTGTAATCGATGAACGGTTTCTCCGTGAGGAGCCCGCGCCATCCGCCCTTGCCGACGTGGTAGCCCAGGTCATGGATATCGCAACAGTCGTCGAAGTTCGCGCCCCCGATTTCGTCTGGAACGAGCTTGCCGAACCAGCCACTCGGGCCGCAGCCGTTGGGAAGGAATTTGGTCGGCTTGAAGCCGAACGATTCAGCGAGAGTTCGCACCACAGTCTCCTATTGATTCAGCCGTCGCTTGGGCAGCTTCCGCCAGAATGCGCGTCACTTCGATTGTCTCCACTCGAGCAGCGAGCATGACGTAGGTCTGGACGCCACCAAACAGAATTCCGGAGACCATGCCGACTAGCGCCAAGATCTCCCTGAGCTTCACAGGAAGATCCTACGGACGGTCACCCCAAGGACGGTCCCTCCGAGCCAGAAGCCCATGTCCATGCGAGTGTCACGCGGTCGATCGATCGGCCACTGCAGGAAGAACTCGTACCCGTACAGCGTGGAAGCGCTGATGACTCCATCCTCGGCCAAGCCCAGGAGGAAACCGATCGCGGTGTGCGCAATCTGGTCAACGATGTTCTTCATCTTCTTGTTCAGGTTGTCGTACCATCTCGGTGTGGGAATCTTCATGAACCGTCTCCTTCGCCCATTAAGTGTTGCCAATAGTAAAGCATAGAACCGTCAATCGGTGGTGCCGGGGGCGGCTCGGGCGTGCCCGCTTTCTGCCGTGCGACCATCTGCTCAATCTCGAATGCCCCGATCGCCTCGATCTGTTTGATGAACTCGGCCCACTCCGCGTCGGTGCAGTCCAGGTCCATCTCAGCTCGAACGGGCGGGGAGGGCATTCTACTCGCAGCTCCGGCTTCCGGTCGCGGGGTCGAACGTGCAGGCCTCAGGTGCGCTGTCGTCGACAGCAACCATCATGCCTTCGCGCTTGCCCCCGTTCGTAAACGTAGTGCAGCCCTTGACCCCGCGCTCCCACGCGGTGACATAGATCTTCTTGAAGTCGTCCCACGGCGTGGTGTGCGGAACGTTGAGCGTCTTGCTCACCGCGGAATCGACGCGGGTCGCTGCGACGGTCAGCACGCTCAGATGCTCCGCGATCGTCACATCGTTGGAGACCTTTCCTCGAACGCCCAGGTTGGCGGTGCCGTAGTCTTGCAGCTCCATTTCAACCTGCCCTTCCGGCATGTTCACGAGCCGTCTTTGGGTGTGTCCGAAGACCGGCTCAATGCCAGAGCTAACATTATCAGCTGCCAGGGATATGGTTCCGGTTGGCGCAATAGACGTGAGATGAGAATTACGGATTCCATGTTTTCGAATCTCCTCTTTCGCGTCGGGGTGCAGCTCCTCGATGAACGCTCCCTCCAAGTAGCGATCTTGGTCAAACAGCTTGAACGGTCCCTTCTCACGCGCGAGCTTCGCTGATGCGACGTAGCACTCGGTCTGCAACGATTTGAGAATGCGTGCCTCGAACGTCAGGAACCCCGGTGATCCATAGGGATACCCCAATGCCTCAGCGGCGTTCGCGAGTGCGGTGATTCCGATGCCCATTCGCCGCTTACTCTGCGCCTCTTGCTGCTGCTCGAAGAGCGGGTACTTCGCACGGTCGATCACATTGTCCATCGCACGCACGACGGGCGGGATGTCCTCCGCGAACTGGTGCCAGTCGAACCCGACCGCTGCTCCGCCCGTCCCCATCTGCAGATACTTCACGAGGTTGAACGACCCCAGGAGGCAGGCTCCATACGGGGGTAGCGGCTGCTCGCCGCACGGGTTGGTCGCTGCAATGTCCTCGCAGTACCAGAGGTTGTTCATCTTGTTGATCGTGTCGATGAACAGCACCCCGGGTTCGGCCCAGTCCCAGGTCGAGCGCATAAGCATTTCCCAGATGGCTGCAGCGTCTACTTCTCGACGGACACGCCCATCAAAGACAAGCGGGAAAGCAGCTCCCGTTGACAAGCATTCCATGAACTGATCTGTGACGGCGACAGAGACGTTGAATCCAGTGAGACGAGCAATGTTCTGCTTAGCGTGGATGAACTCTTCGATGTCGGGATGATCGATGCGCATGACTCCCATTTGTGCCCCACGTCGGTGGCCCGACGAGGCAACGCATCTGCAAACGGCGTCGAAGATTTCCATGAAGCTAACAGGTCCAGAAGACTTAGACCCGAGCCCTCGGATATCTGCTCCACGAGGTCGGAGAGACGAGAAGTCGTAGCCAATGCCACCCCCCATGCGCATCGTCTGCGCGGCTTCGGTCGCACGGCCCATGATCGAACCATGACCTTCAATGAAAGAGTCTTCGATCGTACCGCTGACATAACAGTTGTACGGAGTGACTCCCTTGCTGCTGCCCATCGCAGCCTGGATGCGGCCCGCCGGCATGAAGCGCATGTCGCGCAGGATGTCACGGAACTCGCGGTAGTGTGGTTCGCTGTCGGTCATCGCTGACGCGACGCGGTTCATGGCCTCCGGAAAGCCCTCACCTGGGCCTCGGTATTTCTCTGCGTGTAGCTGATCACAAAAGGGGTGCTGCGGGCCGAACTCGTTCAAGGAATCTCTCCGGTAGTGCTTGGTGGGATCGGGCATCATACCACGATCGTGACAGATTTCGCTGCCCGAGTGATTGCGGTGTAGAGCCAGCGTTGCGCGTCGTCCCGAAATGCGCTCGACTCATCGAAGACCATCACGTTGTCCCACTGCGAGCCCTGGCTCTTGTGGCAGGTGAGCGCGTAGCCATAGTCGAACTCCTGATGATCTTTCTTCGTCCACCAATCGATCTCGGCGTCCTTTGGGTTCTTTCCGAAGATTTCTGTCCAGGCAGTGACGCCCAACTCGTAGCCGTTCGTGACGCCGTGCTCCTGAATGAGCATGTCCACGAGGTCATCTCCACACTCGACCCAATCGACCGTCCAGAGCGTGCCGTTCAGGATACCCAGGTCGCGGTTGTTCCGCAGGCACACGACCTTCTCGCCCGCGACCACGGTGTGGGTGGGGTCGTATCCCAACAGCTCGCGACATCTCGCATTGATCCCGTGGCGCGTGGCGTTTCGCCCACAGATGATCTGATCCTGGGCCATCACGAACGCAGGGTCGAGCGTTCCGCTCTTCATCACGCGGCTGATGCCATAGTCACCGACCTTCAGCGTCTTCCCTTCGCGCACCAGCGTCGCAAGGTGAATGATCGGATCGTTCTCAGCCTGACGGTGGATGCTCGTGAGCATGTAGTCCGGCTCGTGCTCCGTGAAATACCCTCCGCTCGCGACCGGCGGCAGCTGGGCTGGATCGCCCAGGACGAGGATCTTCGTATCGAACGACAGCAAGTCCTGACCCATGTCCATACCTACCATCGAGCATTCATCGATGATCAGTAGGTCCAGGTCACGAACCTCGGAGTCCATGTTCAGGACGAACCCTGGCTTGTTGATGTCGGTCTTTTCGCTGGCGATCTGTTTTTTCAGGGCCTTGATGCGACGCAACTTCCGATCGCTCACACCGCTATCCATGAACAGCACGCCCAGCTCAGACTCTAGTGTCTCGAGTCGTCGCTTCGACTTCGAGTACGGGGTGTAGATGAGCGAGTGAATCGTGGTCGCTGGGCAGCCCTTGCTAACAAGTACTGAAGCAGCCTTGCCCGTGTACGCGGCGAAAGCCACCCGACCACCGGTCGTCTCAGCAAGATGTTTAGCAAGCGTAGTTTTTCCAGTGCCCGCATAACCGAAAAGGCGAAAGACTTGTTCGGCTCCACCGCGATACCACTCCGCCACTGCACGCAGGGCGCTCTCCTGATCTGGTGACCAGTCCATAATATATCTCCAAGAGAAGGGACACCCCCCGCGTGACTCCCCAGTTACAGGGGAGGTGTCCCTAACAAACCGTTTGCCTGACTTGGTTCCAATACCCCATCAAAAAAATCAATGGTAGCCAGACGCAGAGAACATCTCTAGAACGGTATGCCTGTCTTTGGATCGATGTCGCCAGATTCGCCGCCCTTTTCGGACGTGGACATATCGGCCTTGGCGATGCCCTGCTTCACCATTTTGTGCATGTCCTTGCCAGCGAGGAACCGCTCATCGTTCGAGCCCAGAAGGCTGTTGATCAGCTTGCCGTTGGCGGGGGACAGCTTGAAGTTGCTGTACTCCTGGCCGGCCTTGTTCTTCTCGTCCTGCGTCGTGATCTTGACGTAGTGCGCGAAGAGATCCGGCTTGATCTTGCCGCTCGGTGTGGTCAAAACGAACATGCGGATGGCGCTCATCCACTTCCGGTAGATCTTGATCTTCGAGGACGTGAACGAGATGATGACCGGCATCGGCTCGTTGTTCTCGGCGACCAGAATGCCATAGACGTCGAACGTTTCGACGAGATCGTGGCCCTCTTCAGTCTTGACCGTCCCGAAGGGAAGATCGTTTGCCTTCGCTGCGGCGAGCGCATCGACCACGAATTTATCCGTGATCTCATAGGTTCCGACGAACCCACCCCCATCGTCCTGGGGAATCCACTCGTTGTAGATATGCTTGGTGACAGAGGGCACGAAATGCACCTCGTCGTAGCACTCCTGAGTGACGGTGTTGAAGAGCTTGCCCGGTTCGGCGCCCTCGATCCCACCCTTCTCAACGGACTTCACTTCAGGGCTGAGCGCCTGGAGAACACGCAGGAACGGTACCTGGATGTCGCTGTTGTCCTGGTTTTCAAAACCCTCACCCGAATACGCGGAGTAATCGACTTCAGTGCTGACGGCGTTTCCGGCAGTTGTCGCAACGGCCGAATCGTCGGCCACCTTCTCGTTCTTGGCCATGTTAGTAGGCCTCCTGTGTTGGTTTGCAGAGGGTTCTTTAAGGGCCCCCAGTGCTTCAGCCCATGAAATTCAGTTACCTGTCCTGGTACGCAATGATCCAGTATGGAAGCGCCGCGTCGATCTGTGGCCCCTGCTTCGTGTCCGAGACACCCCACCAATCTTTGGAATCTTTTTGCCAACAGAAAAACGCAGGGTACGGGGACTGGATTCTACGCTCCAAGTTAGTGAGCGAATCGATCGACATCGGTTTGCCGGTTGCCATCAGGTATAGCGCGTCGAAGTACGGGTTGTCGTCCTTTCGCATGAAACAATGAATCCGTTTGATCCATCGGCGCGTGCCCTTTTTTTCTTTATGAAATTTTTGCAGAAGGAAAAGTGAGTGCGCGTCCATCGCGTTTAGGCTGAATGAGAATGTTCGCGTAAAGATTCGGTTGTAGTGGATGGTTGTAAGCGGCATCAGGCGAAGGAACAGTGAACACGGTGGCTTCCCTTTCCCCGTGCAGGCATGATGCAGGGCCTTGACTACGAGTCGCTGTGCCGCATCGACTTTGTGCGCGCTCGTTCCTGTGCGCCCTGCGTGATCGATCAGCGACCAGTTCGTTTTTCGGAACCGGTTGAGGAGCGCTGAGATGATCGCGCTAACTTCCGACCTTAGCTCCGGCACGTATGTGAATGCAGCAGTCAAGCCGAACAATACGCCGCTTAACTGGTCGCGTGTCGTCTTGGTGATGAACGCGAAGCCTTCATGCTCGTACAGTCGGCCCGCCTTGATGTGCTGGCCGTAGCTATTCGTCGGGCTTTCCAGCGACTTGACCGCGTCGTATCCGATCCGTTCCCATGAACCGGCAAGAGGGAAGGCCCATCGCGCCAATACCCCCGGCGTACCGGATACATGAGTCAGGAGATAGATTCCGCCGAGGGCGTTCCGTGCCGCCTCAAGGTCGCTTGCATTACCGCGTGCAGCGTATCGGTATGCGGCAGCGGCAAGGTACATCCCTGTGAATACCGCGTTGTCGTCGTCGGTGGCATAGCGGATCGGCTCGATGTCCTTCATCGTCACAAACGAGATCCCGCAGACCTGATGCCGCGCCTGATATTCCGCTTCGATCTCGTCCATCACTTCTCCTCCTCAGTCGGCTTGTCCCATACTGGAAATGCAATTAGCTCTTCCTTGTTATGATACGAAAGCCGATCCTGAGCGATTCGTCGCTTGAGCTTCTCCGCAGCCAGCGCGGCCTCGGCCTTCTTCCTACCCCAGAACTCTGCCCGTTCGTTCTTGTACGCGGATCGTACAAATCCGACGGGATCGAGGTCGAACTTATCCAGCTCCCCGTAGGCTTCACCGACGGCCATACGCATCTCCCACCAGAGACCCTGCTGCTTTTCCAGCGCGGCCTCGGCCCTCTCGGCGCAGGCTTTCCATTCCGCCGCTCTCATCGTCGCGTCTTCGGTAGCGTGATTTTGGAGATCGTCTGCCGGTGCCCGCCAAGCATTGCAAGGGGAACCTCTTCCCCATCTTCGAGCTTGGCCCGGATGAAGGCCTTGACACTATTCGTCTCGACGCCTTCGAAGTGCGCCATGTTCAACCGGCCTTCGTACTTCGCGCAGTACTCAGCGAACTGCTTGGCTGCGTCGCCCTCGCCCTTGTCGAATTTGAATCCAAACTCTTCCTTGACCAGGAACTCGCCGTCATTCGCGATCAGCCATGCGATGGCTTCCGCTTGGCGTTCTTTGGGGATGCTGAGTCTGAGAGTCTCCGTGACCGTGATCTCACTGCCGTCCCGCAACTTGAACGAGGACATGTTCAGCGAGTCGAGCAGCTCGGGAATCTGCTTCCACGAGATCTCGCGCACCTGGGCCTCGAGATCTTTGACCTCCGCCTGTCGCTCAGCGATCTTCGCCTCCAGCTCTTTCTGGCGTTCGGCCAGTCCTGCTAGAAGTTCTAGGTCGCCACCGCTGACTTCGGTCTGGCCGTAGCCGGAGTAGTCAATCTCGGGGGTAGTCGCTTTCTGGGTCATTGATATCTGCCTTTATTTCGACGTACGCCTGATCTCGTCCTGACCACTGCAGGATATTCACACGGCCGTCATTCATATCTGCCGCGACGGACATTGCAAGTCCTACGAGGCATTGGTTCCCCACCAGTAGTAAGTGGTCATTATCCGAAAAAGTGTCGAGCTTTTCGTATAGCTCGGTGATTATTCCGCCGACCCCGTATGGTCTCGCGCTAGGCGACAGGAGGAATTCGATCTTGCCGAACTCCTCCGCCTGTGTCAAGTCAAATCGAGAGATCATGTCCCCGGAGTTTGGATCGACCTTCATCTGTTTCTGTACGACGTAGACTACAGCCATTCCGATTCCCTATCTCCGAGTGTCTCTGCGGACACCATCCTCTTTCGTCTGAGTGAGTTCACGATGTGATAGTCGATCGATTGTGAAGCCATCAGGTCGGTGACGAGCACCGAAGTATCTTGACCGATTCTATGATTTCTGTCCTCGGCCTGCAACCTGTGCCTGGGCACGAACGAGTTGCTGTAGAAGAACATGCTCTTTGCGCGGTTGAGGGTTAGCCCAGTTCCGCCCACCGCGGGGTTGGCCACCATCCACTGCACCTCGCCTGCCTTGAACTTGCGCTTCGCTTCCTCGCGGCCGTCCTCGTCCACGCTCCCGTCCAGGCGCACAGCGGTGTCGCCCAGGCGCTGCATGATCTGTGTGATGTCCATCTTGAAGCGGCACCAGATGATCGCGGCGTGCGGCGTGTGATCGAGCAGCTCAAGCAGAAGCTCGAGCCTGGGGTTCTGGTCACCGATCAGCTGGTACGGTTCAGCGAACTCGCCGGCCTCTTCCGGTGTGGGGAGATAGCCACAGGCCACCTGCTGAAGCCGGAGCTGGCGGACGATCGCGAGATCCGCCTCCCACTCCATGCCATCGATCTCGGCCCGGTACTCGTCCTTGATCATGTTGTAGACACGCGTCTGCTCGGTGGTCATATCGAATCGCGCCTTCGAGTATAGACGCGGAGGCAGGTCGAGGACATCTTCCTTCAAGACGCGTGACGAGATCCCCTGCAGCCACTCGTGTAGCTCGTCAAGGTTCACGTAGCCCGTGCAGAACTCGCCGCCGTTCGGCGCACCCATGAACGTGCCAAAGCGGTGCTTGAAGGCCTGGAACGTCGGGATCTTGAACTGCTTCCAGTAGTCCTGGTCGAGGAACCGAACCGGCGCGTAGACATCGAACGGACTCTGGGCTGTTGGCGTGCCGTCGAGGATCCGTTTGTAGACGGGGTACTTGCCAGCGGCGATCATGCTCTTGGTCCGCTTCGCCCCGGGTGTCTTGACCTCACCCGACTCGTCGCAAACCATCATGATGCCTTGCTTCATGAGTTCCCAGGCGAGTTCCTTCCCTTCCTGGGTCATGAACCCGGAGTAGGGCATGGTCAGCGTCTTGAAGCCAGCCTTGTAGTTGAGCAGTTCCTTCAACTCTCGCTTGTGCCAAAGTGTCTTCTTCTTGGCGTTCAGGAAGCTAACGCACAGCGCGGACTCAGCGATGCGATCCGGGAGGTGAACGGGCAGCTCGTCCGTCCGCCAGTTCTGGTGAACGGCGTTCGGTGCGACGACTAGCAGGCCATTGATCTCGCCCGCCTCGTAGAGATAGGCCGCCGTGTCAACGACGATCTTCGACTTCCCAGTTCCCTGCTCGTGGAAGTGAGCCCAGGCGTGCAGGTCGCGAGTCTTTTCAAAGTCCTCCCGCTGGTGTGCGAAGGGGACCGTCTTGTACTCGTAGGTCACTTCGCGTCTCGCCGGGCGCTGTCAATGTAGTTTTCTAGGTTCGGATATAGGTTCAGAACCGCGTCAATCGCGGCCTTCGCCTCCTCCAGCTCGGCGCGGAGATCCAGCACGGTTTGATATGCAAGGCTCCAGCCGTAGTCACCCTGCTTCGCTGGGTTTTGATTGTTCCCCTCTGCCGCCACAAGGCACCCGGCTAGACGTACCCGCTCCTGCTCCAGCGCAGCCTCGGCTTTCTCTATGCGAAGAAGGCGATCATCAAGCCGGATAGCTGCATCGGCGTTGATCTCCGTCAACCGATCAACCTCGGCGCGGAGGGTGGCGATCTCTGTATCCAACCGCTTCCACTTGCCATCGTAGTGTTTGACTTCTTCGTCGGTCATCGCCCCCCCCCTATCTGTACCCTTTGATTCTCGGCAGTTCGAAATGAGGTCCGTCGATGAAGACCTTCTTGCCGGGATAGCGAGCCTTGCGGCGCGCGACGTAGTCGGCGACTTCCTTTTCCACGTAGCCCTGCTGAATATTACCCAAGCGGCGATCCCAGACTCCGCCCCAGCGGATCGGCACTTCGATCTGTAGGGAGACTTTGCGCGCGGCCTCAGCCAACGGATAGATCAATTCCCACTCCCAGCGGAGCTTCCCGTTGAAATACGGGACGAGATCCACTGCATGTCCGTAGCCGTCGTTGCCCTTGAGGTGACGGGAATTCATCGTGCGGCTCGCACCGAGATCCACAAGTTGCCGCTGTTCTGCCAGTAGACGAAGCCCGTCGTGGACACCGAAGTCCACAGGACTCTCGTCGAGCAGGCAGCCAACGAACTGCTGCAGGTCCGGGTGGACGCCTTCCATCTCTTTCTTCGATCGTCGTGATAGTTTCCAGCTCATGCTTTGTGCTTCCCTTTCCATATCGTGAGTATCTGTCGACGGCCGTTTCGCATCGTGGCGATCATCGACTGGGACCAGCTGGATAGCCCGTCGTTGTAGCCTTGGTCAAGGTCACCCCAGATGCCCGCGACTGCCACGCCCTGGAACAAAGCGGGCGTATGGAGGTGACCAATGTTCAACTTCGAGCTGACCTTGGCGAAAGCTGCAACCCCGCCCCGCGCTCCGTGCGCCCCGAGGTGGCCATGCTGCCCGAACTGGATCCCCATTCGAATATAGTTCTCGTCGCGCCGCAGGAAGCTGACGGCCTTGTGTACGCCCATCGTCTCGCAGACGTGGGCGGGCAGGTAGAACTCCTTGTCCCCGCTCTCGATCGCCTTCAGCTTCGCGAGCACACACTCTGTCAGGAAGATCGCGTTAGGCGGATCGTCTTTCCAGTCAGCGTAGGCTGTCCACTTCTCGACCATGTCATCGTGGTTCGAGTTCACAACAACCGTCTTGCACCACGGGCGGCGGGAGGTCGCAGACAGGAAGTGCGTCGCGCGACGCATCATCAGCTCAACGCTGTCCTTATCCTCAGCGTAGGCCTCGAACTTCTTGTACGGGTCTTTGTCGTCGTGGTGGTTGCGCGGTGGATCGAACAGGTCGTGCATGAACTGCTCGTCGGGATGCAGCTCGTCGAGGATCCCGCCCTTGCCCCAGGTGCGCTCGAACAGATCCGTGTCCGGCTTCTCGAGATGAACGTCCCCCCAGTTGCACGCGAACACCGTCTTGCCCGTCGCCTTCTTGGCCTTCCCTCCCTGGGCGACCACGTCCAGGTCATAGATCTCACCGCTGGGCCCAGCGTGCAGCTGGCGGACCCACCAGTCGCCGTCGGAGTTGACCTCCGCGACGAGGCAGCCATACGCGTGGTGATGCTCTGCCTTGATGCCCGCCTTCTTCTGGAGGTAGTTCATCTGACCGATGGTGCCAGTGGTGTACATGAACTTCGCGGGGTCGAGCTTGCTGGTCGCGACGCACTGCAGATCCATCGTCGCATGTGGGAAGATCGAACTGTCCGATCCCGTCAGGGTTTCGTAACCGGTCATCGGGCGGGCGGTGGTGGGAAGGTCGTTCGTGTGACCACACCAGTGGAGCCCTGGCGCGAGCGCGAGATACTCGTCGGAGAAGAACGGGGCGGCCATCGGATCGAACCAGAGTTCGCTCTCACGCTCGGTGGCAGTACCCGGCTTGACTGACATCTTCCCATACGAATTTTTGTTGTACGTGAAGCGGGCGATGTGCAGTTCCGCGTCCCAGAACTTCTTCAGCGCGAGGACGTTCTCCCAGACGGCGGGATGGATGTGGGTGTTGCTTTGGAGCGACGTCAGCAGGTAGCGCTTAACGACCTTGCCCTTCGGTAGGGCCAGCTTCCGTGCAGCGTTGGCCTTGATGCTGCCACCAGCCAACGGCTTCTCGTTACGAAGCCCCAGCTTGTTCACGTAGTGGTAGACGGTTCCGCGTGAGATGCCTAGCTGCGTTGCTACACTGCGGACGTTGCCGTTTGTCTCTTCCCACTTGGCGACGATCAGCTCGTCGCTTAATCCCTTTTGTCGAGTATCGCTCAAGGGGCGCTCCTGCTGTTAGTGATGTCCCATTCCCGCGGACGACTTGATGGCTGACCAAAGAAAACTGAAGAACCCTGTGACCATTAGCGCCAGAGCGACTAGGAAGCCGCGCGTCTTGGCTGATTGCCACGTAAGACGCATAGCACGGATGAACTGGAAGTCGGCCTGAGCCTCCAATGGATGACGAGCGTCCACCCCGAGTCCTGTCAGCGTAATCTGCACTGTCTCATGCGCAGCCTTTTTGGCCACATCATTGATCAGCGCTTTCGTCGACTCGTCCCATTCCATCTGCCGTAGGCTCCTGGTTGTAGTACCGGAGCTGCCACATCACCTCTTTGGTGAATCGAAGCAGCTGGCCATTGTTACGTGCTGCTGCTTCGTATTCCGTCGGAGCGAGACAGAAGTACACTTCGTCCGGATCTCTCCAATGCCCAGGGGCCATCACGGTCCACTTGAATGTTTCCAGCGTCAGGGGCTGGGGATACGGAATTGGCGGCGTCGGATCCGGGAGTTCGATTATCTCCGTCACAACCGCGGGAGGTGGAAGTACAGTTGAGCAGCCCGATGATGCGAGCAGTACCGCGATTAGCAATCCGCTCCAGTAGCTCCGGCTTTTCCCGAGCCAAGCGCTCAAGGCGCCCGCTAGAAAGCGTTTTCGCAATGCTGCGGTTTTCGCTTGCAGCGTCGTAACGCACGCGAACTTGGTCATTCAACGTCTCCTGATATTTCTGAGCCGAGGCCTGCCATCGAGCGGCGGCTTCTTTCTGGATCTCCAGGCTAGCAATTGTGATCTCGTGCGCCACAACCTGAGCGGCTCGAGCTGCTTCCGATGCGGCCAGCTTCTCGACAGTCCGCTCATGCATCTTCACAGCGAAATACACACCAGCGATCACGACCAAGATGACGAGTCCGATCGCGAGCTTCTTGCCATGCTTGGCCGCCAGGATCGCGAGAGACGGAGGGATGAATAGCGAGATCACGGTTTGTCGTTCCAGATCGCACCGAACACGTACGTGCCGGTGATCGAGATGAGTGTGGTGAAGCCCATCTGAACCGCTGTCAGGTGGATCGCGGAGCCGGAGTCCTTGTAGAGCGCCCAGGCGATACAGCCCATGGAGAACCCTACCACAGCGAACATCAGCCGGCGGCGCTTCTGCCAGGAGTGCCCGCCTACGTTGCGGTCGTCGACAAGCTGTCCTTGGGCGAACTCTTCCATGCGGGCATTCTAGCCCACTCGACAATTGCCCGCTGGGGTGTGGGTGATCAGCATCACGTTGAAGTGACCGGCCCCCCAACGAGCATCCCGCACAACCGAGCGAACGTGACGTCATGGCTGCTGGCGCCCGTATGGTCGATCTGAAGCTGGACCGAATCCGTGTTGACCATGTCCATGTAGCCCGACAGACAGAAGACAGTTTCCGTCGTGCCTGTCGTGAGCCCTCGTTGCCGTGCGATCGTCTTTGAGCCTCCTGTTACCTTTTGAATCTGAACGTCGAATATTGCGCCCGCGTCCACATGCTCAACAACAAGATACGCCGTCCAAAGATATGTCCCGTTGAAGTCCGTTCCAGTCGGGATCACGAGTGACGCGCTGGCGCCAGAGACGAACGGATTTGTCAGGTAGGAGGCGGGCTCTCTTCGCCATGTGTCCTGCCCGTTGGAGTTTCCAACGGGCGCCGCAAAGGTGATTGGGGTGAAGCCCGCGCCTGTCACGATAGTCTGGGGTGATCCAACGGGCAACTCCGCGAAGACGCGGGCCTGTTCCAGATACATCATCTGGCCCTTCTCGCGATACTCGACAGCGACAACTGCTGCTCCCGAGCCCTCCGCGGTAGCCTTCTGCGAAATCCAGCCGAAGCGGGATGGAGTTCCCAGGTGCGAGAACCCTGCATCCTGCAGCACACCCGCGTTGCTGGCGAGCCGGATCGAAGGGGCGCTGTCCCCGACCAACGTTCCGGTCGCGCTCCGGCGTTCCACGATCCGATTGATCGTATCGCCGCTCAACAGCGGAGTGAGCTGGGTATCCGTGGCCAGTAGGTCGACGAACGGAGTCGTGAATAAATTCGCCGCAACCGTGATGGTGCAGACGTCCACGAATGCGTTGCCGAGAAGGGTAGAGATCGAAAGCAGCCCGTTGATGTCCGACGCGATGTAGTACAGGCCGTTCCCGCGCGTGGAGCTGAACGTGTCCCCTGCGGTCACAATCTTCTGCCCATTGCCAAACATGTCCCCGGCCGCGATGGTCAGCACCGTACCTGTGTACGAGACCTTTACATCCTTCGGTGAGAACCGACCGTTGCCTGCGTTGTTCGTCTCTACGTCGCTCGACACCAGAATGTCGCGCGGGATCGCCGCGTCTTGCAGACGAGCGGCTGCCAGCTCGTCGATCATCGTGTCCACGGTGATGCGGATAGCCTCGAAGTTGTTCTTGAAGTCAGCTGGATAGTTGAGGTACTGGGACAAACCACCAACCACCCCCTGGCCAGTGTCGAACGCCTCCAAATAGGCCGGATTTGTTCCGAGTTTCGTTGCCACTATGCCACCTCATTTCCGTCTGCATCTAGAATAACTTGGTTGCCAAAGCCTTTGACGCCCCATGCTAGATTCGTTGAATAGTAGTCGAACGCACGCCGTCCGGTCGTGAAGCCTTTGGGTGCGCCCGCTGTCACTGTGTCAGCACTCTCGTCCAGCAGCGCGACAACTGCTACCGCTGTGATGCGATCCGCGGAACCAATCACGATCCATCGACCGCCGGCGTTGCGTGCGATCTCCACAGCCTTCCCTTGCTGGGCATACGCGCGTCCGCCCTCACCGTTCGACGATTTGACGACCACATCTCGGAGCGGTCGTGAGGCGCCAATGTCCACATCAACAACAAACACAGTCCGTTCGAGCAAACTCGCGTCCATGTTAAGGATCTTGGGCTCTGTCAGGACGGTGCCGCGGCGAATCTCCTGTCGCGCGCGGATGTCGCGATCGATGAGCTTCTGTACTTCGTTCACGGATGAACCCCTATGGTTGTCTCAAACAAGGCCAGCGTCGCAATTTGGTTCTGCGACCTGGAGAGCGTACGACCGATCTCCAGAATCATGAACTCGCGACCATCCGGCAGCAAAAACTTATCCAACGGCTCCAGCCGTAGATCATGAACCATCGTGCAGTTGTAGAGGTTCCCTCTCTTGCGGGCGGTTCGCAACTCGCGCATGGCGATTGCGTCGGCCTCACCCTGGGTGTCGATCAGGTGGTTCTCGACGGTAATGTTTCGGATATCAACGAACGCGAACTGGCCCACGCGGGCGACGCCACGGATCTCCTTGAAGACGTACTCGTACGGCTCACCGATGACCTCGTAGTCGCCGCGTCCGATGGTCGCCTGGATGAGCGCGATAGCAAGAGAAGCGACGGTCTCAAGGATGCGTCCAACCGAGATTGTCGTCCCGGAGGAGGCGCCGAGACCTGCGACGATCACAAGATCCGGGATGTACTGGGCGACGATCGCGAGCGCATACAGGACAACCACAAGCGGCGCGTAGAACGCCCCCTCCACTTCAATGCGGCCAGACCGAGTGCCTGTATCATCATCCGTGGTCAGCTTCAGGCTTTCGGCTCCGAACGGGATCAGAGCACCAGTCACGGACGAGATCACATTCAAGCGGGCGTTTTCGGCCTGCTGTGTTCGATCACTTGACCACTGAACTTTGATGGAAGCGTCACCGCCGAAGAAGCCCAGGGTCACGCCGGCCGATGCGAGCGCCTGTGTGGGCTGAACGATCTTTTCCATGGTCGACTGAAGCCCGACGATCTCGACTTCGTTGACATCCTCGAGCGGGCTGAAGGGTCGGCTGAAGCCCTCGAACGGATCCAAGTTGAGGTAGGTGACACTGGGGCCCTTGGTTGAGGTATTTTCAGTGAAGACCATCACCCCTCCACCGTTGAAATACGGGACGAAGCCATCGACGAACGAGAACTTCGCCATCGAAAGCAGGGGGCTCTCATCGACAATCTGCGTGGTGCTCTGCGTTGTGACCTGTGTGCCAACCCCACCCAGGTTGAACTCCGCGTCAGCGAGCCCCGCCTCATCCACCAGGATCGAGCGCATGATGAATTGGTAGGGCGTGCCCTGCCCGAAGTTTTGGCTCGTCGTTTTTACCTTCAACAGTGACGAGGTGCGATCCTCGGCAGCCACCTGGAGGATCAGGTTGCCCGCGCGGTCTGTCATCTCGGCGCCCGCGCGTCCGATGATCGTACCTGTGAAGGTAGTTACCCACTTATCCTCGGTCAGCGACGAATCACCTTCAACGATTCGAATCCCGTTTCCAGGCTTGAGCCAACGCTTCGCACTGCCGTTAACCGGATCATACACTGTGCCTCTGTCAACGATATTGATAGAGATGCTATTCCCCTGGATGTTCCCCTGGGCCACATCGCTGGAGCGCTCAGTCATGACCACCTCGGACACGACGTTCGTGATATCCAACGGACCCGCAAGCGCGTCAAGCGTGGCACCCTGCACCAGCCGAGAGATGTTGTCCGGCACGACCAGGGATCTGGTGCTGACGAAATCGTAGACGTAGACCTTGTAGTCGTATCGTCGAAATCGATCGGTCTGAATAGGCAGCAGCTCCGTGCTCAAGGCTCTCAAGGGATTACCTCACTCACGAGCAGGAAGTCCCACTCCACCACGCGGTCAATCAGCCCAGTGGGGACGGCGTCCAGCGTGCCAGCTGGGTAAAGCCCGTTGTCCTTCACGTCCAGTTTGCCAGCGGTACCCCCCACGCGGATGTCCAGAAGCACCACGTTGTAGGCCACCGTAGTTCGATCACTGGGGGCCCACTGTAAAAAGTTCTCCGGGGCAGCAGCCGCCGGCGGGTTCACAACCAACTCGTACATCCGGCGGAATTGCGCCGTTGTCATCGGCGCGACTCCGCCTGGAGCCTCCCACCTCTCTGTTACGATCGTATCGTCTAGATAGTTTTGAGTCACAAACGGCTGCGTAGTACCCAGCGTGCGGAACGTGTCCGACGAGGGCGTGGGGAGCGGGGCCTGATCGAAGTTGATCGTCCGGTCGGGGTTCTTGTTGTACGTGACAATTGGGAAGTTGGCCGAGTCCGGGTGAGTCATCGTGCGAAGCGCGGACGGATTTCCTGCGCTTGCCGCGTCAACGATGATGATGGGGAGCGTAGCGGTCGTCGCCTCCCCCACGAGGATTTCCCAGATCTTGCTTTCTGTGGGCATCTATAGCTCCGAGTTCGTAGGAATAACAATTTTCAAAACAGCGTCCGTGGACAGCGTTAGAGGCGCGGTGTAAGTCGCGGAGATCTGACCGTTTGTATCTGTGCGCCCTGTTTGGTCGGATGCAACGGATCCAGGTCCGCTGTCAATCTCCACCCAGGCGTTGAGGTTGGGAACGGGTACACCGAACTGATCTACCACTGTCCCAGTTACCCGAGTGGCGCCGCGGATGTACACAGTGCGGTCGATCGCGAGTGTACCAGTATAAGTCAGCTCGGGGATGTCGAACGCAAAAATAAAGCCGAACACGAATGGGTCCGGATTCGGAGACGGGTCAGCGATGCTCTTTCCGAATAGCGCGAAGGCCGTTTTGCCACCTGTAGACCCGGTTGGGATAGTCCGGCGCAGCCAGATGGGGCTGTTCGCGTTCGCGGGGCGGACCCCCGTGGCGCCACCGGGCGTCGCAAGACCCTCTGAGTACCGAAGGTTGATCAGCTCCGTGCCGCCCCAAACGTTAGAGAACGGCCCTCCAGAATCAGCGAAGTCCACATTACCGAACGCGCTGAACGGATCGTCAGTCGTAAGCGTGATGTCCGGAGCGTTGCAGGCGGTAATGGCTCCCCCTGCTGCCATGATCTCTATCGTCGCTGCGCTAGGGGTCAGCGGCTCAATCCAGAACTGGAAGTCACCCTCAGTGCTGCCCCCACGCTGAAAGAAATAAATCATGAGATGATCGACTACGCCGGCCGAGGCTTGGGCCAAAGTCACATCCGGGAATAAGTTCTCAGCCTTGCTGGTGCGGATCGTATCCGAAGCGGCGGTGAGAGCGGGAAGCTCACGGTCAAGGGTGACCACACCTGTGTCGATGGCCACAACCTTTCCAACAGCCGGCGCGGCATTCCCGGTCACGACCATGATCCAGTCACCAATGGCAGGTACGTCTGTCTCTCCCGTATCCGGGGTACTCGCGCTTAGCTTGTTGATCGCAGGGGACACACCGTCGAGCGTGGCTTGGGCGTAGGGGGCAGACTCAGCGATAAGTGCAAACGTATTCACGCTCGGGGTCCAGCCGCCAAGACTCAACAACGGATTCGACTGTGCAACGAAGGAGCTAACCGCCCCAGAGTACAGGAACCTTGCTTGCTCCCCTGTGAGCGCCATTACGCGACCGCCTCACACTCGTCAAGCTCTCCGGCTAGATTAGTGCCATACGTTATGTGAGCGAAAGCGATTCCATTCGCATCCGTGGTTCCTTGCGAAACCAGAAGCGTTCCGTGGCCCGTCCCGACGCGTACGCTTCGATGCCGCCACCGAACGTGAATTTGAGCGGAAGGCCAAGAGCCAACCGGCGTCAGAACGCCTGTAGCGTACGCTACCGTGTAGTCGGTCGTCTCGTCGAGCATCGTAGGCCCAGGTTCATCATCGACACCCCCTCCGCTGCGGACTTCCAGATAACCATCCTCATCAATCTCGTCCGTGGCAACTGTGAACGTGCCCGCACCCAACGCCGTACCATCGAAATTCTCATCCCGAGTTGAGACCTTGTGGAGCGTGAAG